GTCTGCGGTAGAACCACCGTAGCCCACTGAAAAATTAGTTTCACTGCCATTTGCTTCTGCGGCAACAACCGGCTTTTTAACCTTTCCTTCAGGCGTCAATACAACTGGATCGCCATCTGCAAGCGATCCATCTGCTGTTGCCGTAAAGCTGGGGGATGCGTTGACAGTGGTAAAGCTAAGGTTGCCCGAGCCGTCAGTTTTGAGTAGCTGATCGGCACTGCCATCGGCAGAGGGCAGGGTAAATGTAAAGCTAGACCCCACAGTTGCTGGAGCCTGTAATGCAACGTACTGACCGCCAGAAGCATCCTGTAGCCGCAAGTCACCCTGCCCTGTCAGGTCTACCTGAGTGGCTGTGACACCGCCGCTAACTGAGACATTACCCGAGGCGTCTCTGTTTACAGATTTGTCCGCAGGGTAGGTCAGGAACACATCTTTGGTTCCCGCACTGAAGTTCACGGCATTGTTGCTGTTGGAACTGGCAAGAACCGTGGTGCGGGTTATGGTGTTACCGCTACTTGCATAGGTGCCTAGACCAACCTCGAAAGCAAGATTGTTGTCGTCAATGATGGCGTAGTAGGTGGTATCCGCATCCGACAGGACAGACGAAAAGGTGCGGAAGTTGGGTTCTGCACCCGCGAGCGAAATCGCGCCTGTACCTGTCGATGTGGTGGTTTCTTTTACGCGATCAGCAACGACCAAGGCCATGATTATGCAATCCGAATGATAGCGTTAGATGCGTCAGCCGTTGGGAACACGATAGTAAAGTCACCTGAACTAGACGATTTATCCGCGCCAAAATCTAAAACAAGCACTGTGTTCGTAGTTCCGCTGCCACTACCTGCCGTGGTGTTATAAATTAGTGCCCCACGCGCTGTCAGGGTGCTGCTGGAGAACGTGAGGTCGGCAAAGTCAGTCAAGGCCGTGGTTCCCGAGGTAGTTGGAGTCACGTTAGTCAGTGTTCCCCCACCCGCTGAGTAGCCTGTTCCGCTGATCTCATTACTGGTTGTATACGCCGTGGTTGCCGCATTGAAGCTAGCTGAGTTGGTGTACATTGCCAGCTTGTACGTATCGCCAGAGCTATTTGTAAAATCGTGTTTCGCCTGGAGCAGTTCCTGCTTAAACGAGGTACACATGAAGTTTCCTGAGAAGGCCATGTCATAATCTCCTGATAAGTTCAGCCAAGTCTTTATGCCCTGCATCAAGCAAAGCGTTGTTAACAGTAGTTCTGTCACTTTGAACGGCTTCTTTCATATAAAAGACAAGAACCGCTCTCATATGCTCCTTATAAGCTATTGCTTGATCTCTAATAGCGGGGGGTGCCGTATCAGAAATGTTGAGAAGCTTGTCTAAGCACCGTTCAGCAACCTCTTCAGGAGTGAAGCCACGATGTTGGGTAGTCTGAACTTCAACTATGCCCGGTGATAGTGTAACCCCTTCAAAGTTCATTGTTTAGGTCTTATAACCAAGCCCGTCATATATTGGTCGGTTACCTCTTTAGCCTCTCCAAATTGTTTTAGAGCAATTAGTGCATTTTGCAGCTGAGAAGCGTACAAACCCAAAACATCTTGCTCACCTTTCATAAAGGTATAAGCCTCTAGCAAACTGCCATATAACAGCGCCAGAGAGGCGTTTTCGCTAAGCCACGACTGACTTGTGTCGCTCAAGCTGGTCAAGCTGGCAGGGCGGTAAAAATAGTGTAACTCTGCAACAAGTGCCGCATCTGGTGTTGGAGCTAGAATAAAATTACTACTGTCAAATAGCCCATAATATCTGGGCGTTCCCGTCGAACTAGCATCAGGATGAAACGTTTGTAAGAAGTTAACGTCTTTGTACTCGACAAAAACTTTTGATGAGGAAACCTCAAAAGACAATGAAAAAGGCGCTAAAAAGTCAGACGGGCAATCTAAAAATTTATTTGAGGTGGTTGAGCTACCCGTGACGTTTTTACGAAACTCAGAAAGCTGCACATTTTTGAGAATTCGCTCTTCTGCATTCCGAATAAAAACAGGAATATTGTTGGTAAACGTCGTTTCATCGTTTTCCGTGTAGTCTTTTATGGCCTGCTTTAGTTCTGCGTAAGTGAAGCTCATGTCGTTGTCACCGTAACAGACCCTACGGAACCCTCCAGGGCATCCGTATTTGTCAATTCAGAGGGTAGTTGCGCCACCCCAGCTGTAGCCCAATTACCATTTCCCAGATAACGAATACTGTTCGTTGTTTTGACTAAAAAAGCACTGGTTGGGTTTTCGGGCTGCGGTCTAGGATTTAAAAGAGCCTGCGGATCAACAGCCTTCCTGCGGGGCTCTAATTGTGGCTGCTTTGGCTCATATTCATCCGGACCAACCAACATGCCGGTCCATTCACGTTTCATTTCGTTGAGCTTGTAACGAAACCCGGAACGATCTGATATTCCGTAAGCAAACTTTCCGTTAGCAAATCTGGCCATCACAGCACCCTTGAATAGGCCATTGAAGGCTGTATGTTGAAAGAAGACCTATCCCTATCCTCAGAAGCCGCCCGGTCAAACTCTTCTTCATACACGGCTTTTAACAGTTGAACCCTTTCTGGGGCTCGTTTCATAGCCAAGTAATAAGCTAATCCTGCCGCCAAACACGGATAAAACCGGAAAGGTAGGTCCATAGTGTTTGTAAACGTATCGGCATCGTCCATGCGAACAAGCTTGTCAATAATTACCGTATCGGTACTGTTTTCGGGCACAGGCCACAGCTTCAAAACAGGGTTGATTTGCCGGTCCACAAAAAACTGAGAAGGTCGCGCTTTAGTGGTTTTAGTAGGTATATTGATATAATCACCCCTACTGATCCTTTCCAGCGCAAAATCGGTGTCACTTCTTCGTATGACCGCGTTCAACACATCAATGGTAGACGCTCCAAGCGTATATTCAGCAGTGCCCTCCGTGAGAGAAACCGTTGTTTGGTCAATAGTCCATTGATTTAAACCCCGGTTTGCCCAATCAGCCAACATCAAGTTCAACGACCTTTTTGCAGTTTTAAGGTCATAACCGGTGCGGACCTCTAGCCCGCAGCGTTCATAGGCTTCTTCGATGTAGTCACTTACATCTAACTCAAAGTCTGTTGAACTTGAAGTAGTCATTTCACTCCACTCCTTCCGAATACAGATTATCAAACGTTATGTTTGGGTCTGTATAACTACTATGCCCCTCCGCCGTATGTGTGTATTGGCTGGGCGTAAAGTCAGGCGCACCGTCTCCTGTGTTCCATAACGCGGGCGAAGTGGCTCTTACCCGGTTATTTGGTAGTGCCACCATATTACCTGCCCACGGACCCTCTGTCAGATATAACAAATGACTTTGTTTATGCTGATCTGGAGAGTCTGCGATACTGTTGCCGGTATAATCTATAGTCATGACATACCGCGCTTCATAAAACTCGTGGTTAACTTTAGCTATCCACGGGCTTGAGCTAACACGGTCTATAACAATCACACTGTGATCAATAGACTCGCAGTCCCACGGCTGACAAAGATGGTCTTCCATCCTGTCAGGCCAATCATCTAAAGGCACATCAGCTACCAATGCTTGTATTGGCATACGTGCCCACATTGCTCCTCCGTGGACGTTGGATTCAACGTCATCGGAAGTGTCTGTAATTCCAGTAAAAACCACTTGAAAACTCAAAGATCTATCTGGAATTGTGTTTACCGCTATAGCAAGCGCATGTAAAAACTCACCGTGATATCGCTGGTGGTCACATGTAAATTCTTTTCGCACCCAGCATTTAAAATACGGGATGTTGCTTATCAAATGAGCCACTAATTACCCGCCCATAGGCTTCTTTTTCTTCATTAGTGCGCCGCCTTTGGCTTTTTTAAGAGCGCCGCCTTTGGCTTTTTTCTTTAAATCATTAGCGCCTTTACCGTCAGCAGCAAATTTTGGAACCTTTTTGCCACCAACTTCTGTCATTTCAAGACCGCCACCGTTCTTCATACCGGGAGGCTTCATCATCGCGCCACCCTTGGACTTTTTCATGGCGTTACCCTTAGACTTTTTCATCGTAGGGCGTTTAGAGGATTTGTGTCCTCCATTTCCTAAATTAACTCTACTTCCTGGCATTTTACTTCTCCTATGTGTAACGAGTTTTTTTACGACGTTCCGATAGAACTGCTCCGCAGCCCCTGTGATTTCTACGATTTTTGCCACCTATTTCGCCACCTGTTGACGCTTTGGTGACTTTTGCTGTCTTAGTATTAGCTACCACGGTTTTACCTTTTGCGCCTTCTTTTTTCTTTTTACGAGCCGTGGCGGCGCGTTCTGATTTACTCAGGCTGTTAGCTTTAGAACGAGGCAGACAGCGATCTGGGCGTTTTTTGTTTTTAGACGTACCGCACTCGCCAACAATGTTGCCACTGCTGTCAATGCGAACCCAATCTTGATCCAGCCAATCTTGTAACTTGCCCATTAGCGGCCTTTCCTTTTGCCGCCTTTAGCTTTCTTAGCATAGTTGGGATCTTTACAATATTTGCTGGCCGCCAAATTGGCATAGGCAGAGGGGTAGGTATCAAAAGTTCGTTTTGCCCACGCTTTACCTTCTGGACAAATTTTGCTGCCTTTACTTTTTTTTGAAGCAGAGCCGCCGTTTCGTAGGTAGGTCAGCCCTCTCATCCTATCTTTAGAAGCCATAATTACCCCACAAACCTGTTAATCACGGGTGTAGTTATGATTAAAAGAGCTATCCCCCAAATCTTAATATCTAAACGATCTAAAGACTTTTTTTGGTTGTCTAGGCGCTCTTCAATCCTTTCATACCGTAAGGCACATTCAGATTCATGCTTCTCTAATCTGGCTAAAACGTCTTCCAATTTCATGGCTACCACGCCTTACATGACCAGTACCTAGCGGTAAATTTATCTTTTGCGGTATCACAATTGTGACGCGCTCTAAAATTACTTCTACGACCCGGCTGTGACTTTTTGATCGACATATTAGGGTCGCCAAAACGAACAAGCTTCACTTCTTTGCCCTTTTTAGCCAAAACTGCACTTTTTTTGGACTTTCCGGGCGTTTTCTTCGGCTTGTTGTAACCAGCAAAAGTTTCTCCCCGGTAACTTAAACGACCAGAGGGCAGCCTTTTTACATCTTTTGTAGTCGCCATCAGCTAAAAAACACCGTAATTGCTGTGATGTTAGTTAAGACACTGACAAAAATGTCAGACACTTTTATGCCTTCATCCGGGATATTAACGGAGTGTGTCTCACTCGCAGAAAAATCTAAATCTAATACCGTGCTGCCACCACTACCGTCAGTGATGGTTAGCCTCGGAGTACCAGAAGCTGTAAAAACTTGAATCTGACGAATACGGGCAGGCCCCACAGCTGCAGAGCCGGTCCCGGTCAGACGTTTTGATTTTACGTCTGAATTGGCCATGGTAATCTCCCGTTAGGATGCGTCAGAAGTGCTGGATATACCAAAAAACTTCAAGACAATAACGGTATCTCCACCAGGGTCACCCGAAAGAACAATTTCAACTTCGTCCGCCGTAGCCGTAGCCGCAGTAGTTGTTCCA